GTATGCTAACCATAAATTATAATGGCTGACTGGCATATCTAAAACTTGCTGAATGGTAATTTTAAGTCGGTCAGCTATGATAAGAAGCGACCTTGTTGAGGGGTCGCCAACTATTTTTTTTCGGCTACCTCATAATTTGTATCGGCAAGGATTTGATTAGCTACTGTTACAATAATATTTGAATCTGCCTTTTTTTTTAAAGAGAATTTATCTTCAGGAGCAAAGGCTTTTGTTAATTCGCCTTTATCATTCTTAACCTGAAGTTTCATAATTAGTAAATCTACCAAAACAGTTAAGTCTTGGAAGTTATTGGACTTTTGAAAAATCTTATTTTTTTCTTCAAGAGTTAAGGGTTCTGAATAAAAGATAGATGGTTTACCATTATCATCTTTCCACTCCTCTACCTCAATAGTGATAGTTTGTAGAGTTTCAAAATGAGTTTTGACTCTATCTATTACTGACATTAATCAGATTAGACTGTGCTTATTGTTAAAGCACCTGTGCCTTGAAAAGTAACTGATTTAGTAACCATACCATCTAATGAGTTATTAGTACCCATTCCTGTTACAATTCCTGACCCTGTATAAGTTCTGTCTCCAGAAGTTGTGCCCTCTGGATATAAGATGAATGCAATTTGTGAACCAGCTAACAAAGTATTTTGCGGTGAATCTGCTCTATTAAAATTCATTTCAATACTTCCTGAAAATGAAGTTTTACCAGCCGCAAAAGATTTTACTGATTCCCCTAAAGCAGTTGTTTCAACAACATCTCCAGTAGTTTCTAGTGAAAATCCCTGTACATCACTTACTACGGAACCACCAGCTTTTACTACACCCTCTTTACCGTGAACTATCGCCATTTTTTCTCCTTATTATCTTTTTCTTTTTCTATTGTTTTTGGTTTCGCAACTTCTTGTTGCTTACCAACTTCTTTATAACCAAGACTTTTATAAAATTCAAGATTATTTTCATTAATAGTAATCTTATCTTGTCCTTTAACCATTTGTATATCTTTAGCCATAATGTTTTATACCTTTCTTAATTATTATCGTCAAGGTGTTCCTGATGTAAATGTATATATGCATCTAGCAACCATTCTTATTCCTCCTAATGGAAAGATTGTACCCTCATCAGTTTCTATTGAAATAACCTCTGTATCAAGTGCATTAGAATCTCTAGTTCTATCTAAATCTAAAGCTGTTTCAATAGCTGTAATTAATTGATTTCTAGCAGTGTCAATATTTGATTCAGCCCCCTGAACAAAACCCATTATAACAAAATCTACTGTACCTTGCCTTGTTTTATCGCTTGTAGATATATCTTCTCTAGTTTCTTCTGCTGACTCAACCCAAGCACAAGGATATTGTTGTTGAGATAAATCTCTTGGCTCAAAAGGTTGCCTTGTTATTTTTTTTAAAGTAATAGGACTGCTGATTGCAGTTAATACTGTTACAATATTTGAAGCTATATTTTCTCTTGTACTCATCTCCTACCCCATTTCTTTCTTAATTCTTTCTTGGCAAAAATATTAAATTGCTTCGTAATAAACTTCCCCTCTTTATCAGTATATCCAAAAAATGGTCTATCTTGATCTCTGGTAATACGGATCGCTTTTTCTTCTTCTGTTTTTCTACCAAAATAAATTGATGCTTTTCTTTTATTTATTAATTTGGTTTGAATTGAACCTAGCATATCTCCCGTTAAACGCAAATCCACTACTGATGGTGCCCCTATTTTGTTTAAATATTCTTTATAACTTTGAGAATAACCAAAAAACGCACCTCTTAAACCTCTGCCTTTTGCTGTTCTTTGTAATATAATTTGTTTTAATAAAAATGCTGATTGTTTTACCCCTTGTGTTGCAATGTCAGGAATTTCTTTAAAGAATCTATTTATTCTTTTACTGAGTAATTTAGAATTGGTACGAAATGATACACCAAGCATTATCTCTGAAGTCTTTGATAACCAACAAGAGGTTCCCTTTCAGCACTGGTAATGGTAGCATCTCCTGATGAGTCATATTCAACACCATCTTCCATAATATTTTTAAACTCTTTAGAATAAGCAGAACTATAAAATTCAATCATACGTTCAAATCTATCCTTATCTGCTTCAGGTTTAAATTTAGTTAATGCTGGTAAGAAATATCTTGATAAAAATAAATATACACCAGCTCTTTTAAACTGATCTAAATTAATTTTTGTTGTTACTAATTCAGCACTTCCTAGTACTGTAATATCTGTAAATACATTTGATTTATAAGATGGCCACCAACGTATTCTTAAATCTCTTAAAATATCATTAGTAGTTTGTGTTATAAAAAATGCTACTTCTGATGTTCCTGAAGCAATACCAAAGCCATATATATCTGCTTGATAATTAGATACATCTCCAGCATTAATTACATCTGCTCCAGTGTAATTTGCCATTACGACACCAGTATAACAAAAAGTACAATCGCAACAGTAACCCCAATAGCTTTTTTAGGGTGTGCTTGTGCCATCGCCCATAATTCTTTAATTTTTTTCATTACTTTTTCCTTTTTTTCTTTTTAGGTTTAAGATTAACAACATCTGCAGTTTTTTCAATCACTTGATTGACTAAACTAAAACCTCTTCTTTTCCAATGTTCTTTATTAGCATCATAATTATCTTTACTTCTTTTAATAATTTTACTGCCCTTTTTTAAACTTATTAAATTTGCCATAGTATATCCTTATATCCTATTCATATCATTTCCTTATATCCTATGGCGGATTTCTCCGCCATAGAAAAGTGTTATTAGTTGATTACTGATTCACCTAATATTTCAACACCATAAGAGTCGTGTAATTCGCCAGTGCCATAAACCGCAGTAGCAACAATTTCATCTGCTCTTAAACTCGCATCTCTTTGAGTTTCGATTTTCAGGTCTTGCATCATTGCTAAACCTAAAGCATCTTTGTTAAATACTCCACCTTTACAATTATCAGTATCAGAAGTTCCATCAACATTTGAAGTTTCAAACATTTGAATTCCTGCAATATTTCCAACATAACCTGTTCTTAATGCTTCGTTAGTCAAATCGTTTGGATTTGGATTAACAAAAGTATTTGTTAAGTTTTTCTTGATATTGTAAGCGACTTTTGGATTCAGAACACCACTATAAGGTGCGGGTATTGCCGCTTGTCTTAAAGTTGCCGCCGCTTCAAAAATTTTAGCGACAGTTACTTCTGTTCCAGCACTACCGATAGATGTTGAAAATCCATCAAATAATGCAGTTAAGTCTGTGTCTATTTTTTTAGCAATCGCTTCTCCAAACAATCTACCAATATCTGCCGCAACATTTCTTGGTGCGGAGTTTCTTGCTAGGTCTGTAAGGGTTGTCATTATTCCATTTTCTGATGCTGTTATAGTAACAGAACTTGGATTGATTGCTGTGTTAGATAGATCAGTTGCTTCCGATACCGCCGCCGCAGTAACTGCCGCATAGATAGGAACTTCAACTGCTTTTCCACCACCGCTAATAGCATAGTTTTTTACAAGTGGTCTCATTATTGATCTTTCACTTGCTACGAACAATGCTTCAGCTACTATCTCTGTGTATAGCTCTGATAGTGTAGAACTTGTGCTTTCGTTTGCCATTGTTATTTGTCCTTATTATTTATTTGTTAAATTAATCTGAGTAGGTTTAGAATCTCGTTCAGTTCTATATTTTGCATAGGCTTCACGATCTTCCTTTTTACCCATAATGTCTAAATCCTTTATATTGAATGGTTTTACAGTTTTACCACCGACTGCACTCACACTTCCGCTTCCCGATGGGGTACTCGCCTGAAAGTGTGGATAGTCGTTAAGAAATTCCTGAACTAAATCTGGAATTGTAACTTGTCCCCCTTTGTCGTTGTATCGAACTTTCTTATTGCTGTCAATAACTTCAACAGCTCCACTTTTATTTAATTGTATGTGTGGACGAAGTAATGCCGCTACCTGATCTGGTGCATTTGTTTTATATTTACTTGCCGCACTTGTTAAAGCATCATTAATTTGAACTTGAGATAGCTGTCCTCTCAAAGTAGCTATTTCTTTTGTAAAAGTATCAGATTGTTTTTTTAATACCTTTTCAAAATCCCCCTTTTCAATTTCTTTTTGTTTTTCAGCTTTTTCCTGTTCAGCTTTTAAAGATAATGCTTCTTCTGGAGTAATACCATATTCTTTCGTTAAAGAATCCTTTTGCCTAGCTAATCTCCCCTCTATTAAATCGTTAAAGGCTTCTTTAGTAAAAGTTAATTTTTCTTCAGTTGGTTTTACTTCTTTTTTAGGTTCTTCTTTTCTTGGATTTCCTACTACCTCAACTTGAGGTTTCGGTGTTTCTTGATCTGCCATATTTATCTCCTTATAAATTTAAGTCTCCACTTTTATTGTACCAGCTAGGATCAACATAACTCCATTGATGCCTACAATTATAACCTCCTCGCACAACTAAAGCGTCACCGCTACGTTTACCACCCCAACTTCTAGATGTCCATAGGTTTCTTACTTCATCTTTAGTAAAAATACCCTGTTGTTTTCTGATTGGATCTTTAATAAAACTTCTAAATCCTCCACCAACTAAAATTCTACAATGATCTCTAGTTGCATTAATTATATCCCCAGTATATTTAACATAAGTTAATCCAGCATCTTCTGATTTTTTGGCACTTAATTGTGCATCAAAATCTCTAAAGGAGTCATTAATGAGTTGAGTAGAGTATCTCCTCATACTTTCCCCTGTCCTGTCAGCCCCATAATGAGTTTGTAACCTTAATAATGCTTTATCTACTTGTGCTTTTTTGCTTTTCCTAAATCTATTAGCTTCAATATATCCTACCAACCTATTAATACCTTGTTGTGATGATCGTTTATACATACCATTAATAGTAGTTGCTATCTCCTCAATAGCTTCTTGTTTAGACCTCCCTACAATAGTTGAGGCATATAATTGTTCGTTTAATTTTCTAGTAAATCTATTTTTAATATCCTGAAATTGATTAAAGACATTGAGTTTAAGGTTTTTAATTAAAGCTAAATCAGTTTCAGTTAAACTTTGAAATGCTACTGGCACAGCCCCTAATTCTTTAAATGCACGTTCTATTCTTTTAGCTTGTTTATTAAATCCCTCTCGGACTATACGATCGGCATATTTTGGATAATGTTTTTCTATGATAGCTTGAATCTTTGGACGCATATCAATAGAAGTTTTTAATTGAAATAATTTTTGTTCTTTAGTAATTGAATCTACGATAGTAGGTAAGGTATCAATAGTTTCAATAATTTCTTTTTCTATATCGGCTAATACTTTACCTAATTGTTGGTAATAGGTTGCTTCTGCTTCATTTATATATTTAATTCTATATAATACAAATCTATCAACTTTATCAGCCATTAATCTTCATCTTCTTTAGGTCTTATCTTTCCCCAAGTAATCTTCCAATTTAAT